TAATTACAGAGAGTTTGGTAAATTAGTAGGTATACCTATTAAGACAGCAAAGTATTCTACCGATGATGGTACATTTAATTCTGATAATGAATACTTAACTATTATGAATACAGCTAGAGTCAAACGTATGGATCTATTAGATTACTATGATTCTAGACAAAACATATTAGATATAGAAAGAGATACTTTGTATTTACTATCGGAAGAACTGAAGAGATATAAAAAAGAAAAAGGTTTAAAAGATTTTACAGATTTATTAGAAGATTTTATTACACAAACAACTAAACAAAATTTTAAAGCATTGTTTATAGATGAAGCACAAGATTTATCTTTGATACAATGGGAAATGGTTAGATCCTTATGGACCAACGCAGAAAAAACTTATATTGCAGGTGATGATGATCAAGCTATATTTAAATGGGCTGGAGCTGACGTAGATCACTTCATAGCACTAAAAGAAGAAGTCAATGATATCAAAGTATTAGATCAATCATATAGAATACCAGGTGGACCTATACATGAGTTGTCACAAAAAATTATAAGTAAAGTACAGAATAGATTTGATAAAGATTATAAACCTAGAGCTGAACTAGGTAAACTAAAACGATACTCTGACATTACACAAGTAGATATGTCTAAAGGTAATTGGTTAGTTTTATCATCAGCAAATTATTTTTTAGATGATGTAAAAGATTTATGTGAGTTACAAGGTTGGTATTTTCAACACAAAGGTACAAATTCTGTACCACTAAAACTTCTTATGGCTCTAAATAACTGGGAGCATTGGCGTAAAGATGCATCTTTAGGTAACATAGAAATAAAAAATATATATGAATATTTAGGAGCAAATGTATTGCCAGGTTTTAGAACAGGTAAAACATTACACTCTGATACAAAATATTTAATGAGAGATTGTAGAGCTGAACACGGATTACTTACTGATAAAGTTTGGTACGATGCCTTTGAAGGTTTAGACAATATCACAGAGAACTACATTCGTAATATGCGAGCGAATGGTGAAATGATAAACAAAAATCCACGTATCATTATGTCAACAATACACGGAGCAAAAGGAGGAGAAGCTGACAACGTTCTGCTTATGCAAGATCTTACCAATGCAGCGTTAGAAACGATGAGTTATGACCCGGATGAATTACATAGATTATTCTACACCGGAGCGACGCGCGCGAAGCGTGAATTGCATGTGTTAGATCCAAAGAACTTTGATAGGGCTTATATATTATGAAGATAGAAGATATTTGTTATTTGTCAGGACTGTTCGACGCCGATGGTTGTGCATCTAGCCATATAGCTAAAAAGAAAAATACAAATTATACAACTAGAGTACACTCTTGTGAAATTTCTATGACAAATAAAGAAGTTATTTATTGGGTAAAAAATACTGTTGGTTTTGGTAATATACATTACAGAGAAAAAGTAGGAGGTATGGGTAAACTACCACAATGGAGATATAGAGCATCTCATAAGCTAGCTCTTAAATTTGCAAACATAGTTTTACCATACAGCATAGTTAAAAAAAACAAATTAAAGGAGATAGTTAAACATTATGAAGTGTTGGCATTGTAATAAAGAACTAATATGGGCAGCAGATCATGACATAGAAGATGATGAAATATATGACATGGTAACTAATTTACATTGTCCTAAATGTTATTGTGCTGTGGATGTTTATCATCCAAGTGAAAAATTAATAAAAGAATATGAAGATGCAAAGAAAAAAATCTTTAACTAGACAGGTAGGTGGAAATCATTATCGAGAGTATGCCATTCAGCCTGCAGAGTTTATAAACAAAAACAAGTTGCTTTTTGCAGAGGGCAACGCTATAAAATACATAGTGAGAGCAAAAGATAAAGGTGGAAAAGAGGATCTTCTTAAAGCTAAACACTATATTGATATGATAATCGAAAGGGATTACGAATGAGAAATACACAAATGCCTTTGTTCACTCCTGAAACAGAGTGGGTAATGCCTGAAGAGTTAAAAGATTTAAAAGGACATAAAGAAATTGCAATAGATTTAGAAACTAATGACCCACATTTAAAACAGTTGGGGTCAGGTAATGTTACCAAAAGAGGACACATAGCAGGCGTTGCGGTGGCTGTAGAGGGATGGTCAGGCTATTATCCGATACATCACGAGCAAGGTGGTAATATGGACAAAAAATTGGTATTAGGATGGCTTCAAGACATATTAAATCAAGAAAACACTACATTTATCTTCCATAATGCAATGTATGATGTGTGCTGGTTAAGGTCAGCAGGACTTACCATAAAAGGACCCATTGTGGACACTATGATAGCTGCAAGCTTAATAGATGAAAACAGAATGTCTTATGCATTAAATGGTTTAGCAAAATATTATGTTGGTATAGGTAAAGACGAAAAAATTTTAATTGAAGCAGCAAAAGAATATGGACTAGATCCTAAAGCTGATATGTGGAGAATGCCTGCAATGTTTGTAGGACAATATGCAGAACGAGATGCAGAGTCTACACTTAAACTTTGGCAAAGATTAAAAATAGAATTATATAATCAAGAACTTATGGATGTATTTACTTTGGAAACAGATTTGTTTCCTTGTTTAGTAGATATGAGATTTAAAGGAGTAAGAGTTGATTTAGAAAAAGCACAAAATATTAAACAAAATTTAATTAAAAGAGAAGACATAATATTAAAAAAAATAAAAAAATTGACTGGTGTTCATGTAGAAATTATGGCAGCTAGATCAATAGCAAAAGCTTTTGATAATCTTAAACTTCCCTATGATAGAACAGCTAAAAGTAATGAACCAAGCTTTACTAAAAACTTTTTACAAAATCACCCACATGAATTACCACAAGCTATAGCTGAAGCAAGAGAGTTAAACAAAGCTCATAGTACCTTTATAGATTCAATAACTAAACATTCTGTTGATGGAAGAATACATGCAGATATAAATCAAATAAGATCAGATGCAGGTGGAACTGTAACAGGTAGATTCTCTATGAGTAATCCAAACCTACAACAAATTCCTGCAAGACATCCTGAACTTGGTCCTATGATTAGATCTATATTTATTCCAGAAGAAAAACATGTATGGGGATCTTTTGACTACTCACAACAAGAACCTAGAATTTTAGTACATTATGCAAAGTTACAAAATTTAGAAGGTGTTGATGAAATTGTAGATGCATACAACGCAGGAGATGCAGATTTCCACCAGGTTGTAGCAGATATGGCAGGCATAGAACGTAAGCAAGCCAAGACAATTAATTTAGGTTTGATGTATGGTATGGGTAAAAATAAATTAATGGCTGAACTAGGTTTGATGAAAGAATCAGCAGAAAAACTTATAAGACAATATCATTCTAAAGCACCATTCGTAAAACAACTTATGGATAATGTATCTCGTAAAGCAAATGATAGAGGTAAGATTAGAACTTTAGGTGGCCGTGCATGTCATTTTGATTTGTGGCAACCAGTACAGTTTGGAGTATTTAAACCATTACCATTAGAAATGGCTAGAAAAGAATATGATGAACCATTAAAACGTGCATTTACTTACAAAGCATTAAACAAATTAATACAAGGATCTGCGGCTGATATGACAAAAAAATCTATGGTAGCTTTATATAAAAATGGTATAATACCACACATACAAATTCATGATGAAGTAGATATTTCTATTGAATCACAGAAACAGGCAGAGGATATTATTGAGATAATGGAATCAGCTGTAAAATTAAAAGTACCTAACAAGGTAGATTATGAGAAGGGGGCTAACTGGGGTGAAATTAAATAATGGCTTACTTAAATGCAAACATACCGGCAACATATGCACAAATTAAAAGAGAATATTTATATGATTGTAAAAAACATCACGGAGAAGTGGAAGACTGTATTGTCTTCGGACTTACCTCTATGGGTGGTCGCGCTATCTTATTTCACGCAATTATGGAAAACGGTGCAGTCTTTTATCGCCTACCAATTTCGGCTTTTATTCAACGTGGTTTTCAACCGGATGCTGTTCCAATTCGCAGACTTGACGAGCTGGAGCTATGGAATTCTTTTAGTTATTTTCCTACTGTTACTTCTTGGAATATCTTAAGCGCCGCTTCAGGCAAATACATCGGTAAAGATAAAAAATGGCATCATGGTCAATACTTATTTACCGTTGACTGGGCACACCCAGATGGTAATATACTAGATACCGATCATTCGGAAATTCCGCACGAACATAAGTGTGCGCACATCATAGCTCTAGACGATGGGAACTATGCAGCACAACCTAACAATAGATGTATATGGGATCTACCTTCTTTCACAGTGAAAGATAATATTCCAGACTGGAAAGTGCAAACTAATGAGTGGAATGTCGAAGATACAGGTAAATGGAAAACAGAAGATACTGATAACTTCTTCTATGAAATTGAGGAAAAAAAATGAGTTTTAAACAACATATAGTAGAAAAAAAAGAAACTATTATAAAAAAGATTAAGAATGCTTTTAAAAAAGTATACTCTTTTATCTTTGATAAATTTAATAAATAGATTCTTATGAACGTGATAAGATAGGGTGGGGAGGGAGACTGAACTGCCCGCTAAAATTATGAAAACAATACCAGACGCAATAGATGATATGAAACTAATAATAAAAAAAATAATAGATAAACCTTTATCTTGGATGGAACACATTGGAAGTAAAATGAATGTGTACGCCTGGAACAAGAGATGGGGTAACAAGAAAAAAGGATATGGCTACAGAGACGAAAGATAAATGCGATAAATGTAATTGTAATTGTCATTGTAGAGAAGCACTACATGCTGACGTCTATGGTATGTGCCCTTGCAGTGATTGTAATTGTAAAAACCCAAAAAATCACGATGATGGAGAGTGTTTATCGTGTCAATAAAGGAGTTTCATTATGAAATGGATAGCAAAATTATGGAAACTATACGTGGAGTGGTTATTTAAAGAACATGAAAAAAATAAAAACAAAAA